AGCTGCCTCTCTCTATTTTATACGGAACTCCGCACCACGCTCTTTCGAGCGACGCGAATGGGCCTCCAGAAGAACCTAATGAAAGGTAAACTGGTTAAATGGCCGCTTAGCGCGTTTTGAAGGTGTAGATCGATATCTTCTTAAACCCTCGCGAGCCCGGCAATACATCGCCGAGTCGTCCTTTCCTATCATAGAGCGCAGCCTCACGGCTGGGCACTTTAATCATACGGGCTGCAATTTTCCGCAGCACAGAGGGGTGAAAACCTCTCTCAGGGGGCTCAAGGTCGAGCTCCCCGCGCATGTATATGGAATAGGAAGGAAGGACACTATCACCAGCAAGAACCCGGAACTTTCGAACCGGTTTGTTGATGAAGGTCTCAAAGGTGTACCCACACCAGCCCCACTCTCGCTTACAAGGATGCGGGATCCAGTCACCCAAAAGGTGGCCGTCTCCGTACCCGTCAGGACCGAAAATTTTCATCGGTTCACTGATGTAAGCGAGGATAAGGGATGCTGGCTCCGGCTGCCAAGTCCTCACGAAATAATTGTGCAGGACAAAAGCATCTTCACCGGAAAGGGCGTCCTTAATATAGGACGGACGGATATCAAAACCCAAAAAGTAATCCTTTCCGCAAGACTCACGGAAAGGTCCAGAAGAGAAGCTCTTTGAAGCGTTGGGAATAAAACCAACGCAACGAAGAACTTTCACTAAGAGCTCATATCGGTTACTGGGGATAATTATATCGTCCCCATACACTGATACTTTCTCGAGCTCTCCTTTTCCCTCGCAGCAAGATGCTGCCAGTGCGAAGAAAATTAGTGTCTCCAGTGGGAAGGTAAAACCATTTCCCATTGAAGAAAACTTCTGGAGTCGGATATGCTGGCCATTATACTGGATGCTTCCGGTTCGGAAGTAGTCCAGGAAAAAGAACCAGTCTAACGGTAACAGGTGAGCAACAAGCTCACGAGCAACCGTATCCGATGCACTACTCAGGTCGAGGGTTGCTAAAGCCCCCGTGATGGACCCCTCCCTTGCCAGGGTTTGATTCCTGGTTTGGTCGGTAATGTCCACCCCTACCCGACGAAGTAACCTTGCCAAGTGGTCCCCTATTGCCAACTGATACATAGAGTTGACAACAGGTTCAACCACAATGGCACGGTCTGTCTTCGCGGACTTTGGGACAAAGCGTAGTGTCCCGTCGCGAACCGCGACGTTAACCACGGCCGAGTCGGATTCCCCAAAGGGAATCCAACCTGGCATTTCCTCCAGACATTCAACTAACATCGGAAGGAGATCTTCACTACACACAAAGCCACCAGCTAGCTTTCGCCGTGCTGAGGCTTCCCTTTTAGTTATATTAGTTGTGGCACCCGGTCCGAAACGCGGGTTGAGTGTATCCAGATTAGGAACATCCCCCAGGATAGCGGCGATTTTCTGTGAGGCCTTGTACAAAACAAGGTTCACATCGCGCGGAAAATAAAATTCCTTGCGACGCCACTTCTGAAAGATGTCATTGGTCTGGGCACACAACCGCTCGGAATCCTCGAACTTTTGAAATGCAACCGCCTCGCGATCAACGCCGATGTCAAGGTCTACCCTTTTCTGAAAGTAGGCCAAGATTTGACGAAGGTGTCGTAAGGTGGTGACGTCATCAGACGAGGAGTACACCAACTCGTACTCGACCAAACCACGAATATCCCAGGTATAAATCAACCTAGAGATATCGCGCGTGGCCGGGCTGTCCATACAATTGGACAGATGCCAAACTACTAACTCACAGACTAGTGAATCTGTGTCGAAAGTAGATAACTTTCTATCCCAGCTGTTAATCAGCATATAAACCTCCTTTTAGGGGGAAGGTAGCGGCCAAGGCCGCCAGGGACAATCCACCTGCTAAAGAAAAGCAGTAAAACCCCGCATAAGCGGAAGTGGATTGGCGTGGTGCGCATCTTGGAACGTCAAAATCAACGCTAACAAGACTGCCAGAATCAGGGCACAAACATATTGCCCGTTCATCAGGTAGGCGCAACCAGCGTCTGAAAGAGCTCGGGCACTGGACCCGCAGAGGGAGCCGCAACTGAAGTTGAGATGTTATTCAACAAGTTCGCGGCTATCTGCGTAACCAGCGCACGACCGTCACTGTCAGACCGCTCATGAAAGAACCCCGTCACTTGGACGGTGTTCACATAGGCGACCTTAGGTGCGGCCGTGTAGCCCGCAGCATTTTGGCCCGAGATGGATTCCATTACCGGGACCTGAACACGCAAGTCAGTCTTGTAAACACCAGACTTCAGTTGCTGCAATTTAACAGCAGCACTGATGCTGGCATCCACAGGCACACCTGAGGCGTTTTCACGCCAAAGTGCCTCAATTGCGCCACCATTCCTGGTGACGGAAACTGAGGTTAAAGTGTGACTGACAGGCGTAGAAGCACCGTCATAGACGGTGATATCAGCTATGGCTGACATATGGATATACTCCAAGATTACAAGTAGGGAAGGAAAGCCTACTTGCCCTGGGTTTGTGAAAGATGATCGAGCGCATCGGCTTTCGAAGGCGTTGCTGGGTTGGCACCCAACACCGTCTCTAGTTCCGTAAGCGCTCCGGGAAACCGTGCAAATAACAAAGACACGGCACCCGATATGTCGCCCTCCCGTAAGCTGCTAACAACTTGTTTCAAGGCAGGCAGGTCCTGAACTAGGAACTGACTACTATCTGGCAAGGCTCTCGCCAAACCAGGATTGGAACGCGAAATCGCGAAAATCACGAAATCGTATGCCACTTGCTCAAGTATTAGTTCAACTTGTGGGGATAAGGGTAACATAGATCACCTCTCAGTTTGCCAGGGGGAAGGGTGTTCCCGCGGAATGCGGGGTTATCACCCAATTAGTGTTACTCCATCTGGTTTAAAAGACGCCTTTTAAGCGTCCGATGGAGACCTGTTGCAGGAGTAGGGAGACAGCATTCGCTGCTCTCCGCCATGATGGTACTTGCCCGAGAGGTTTAATTTCGGGTAGAGGTACGTCCGGGAGCGATAGGAAAGGCTCACGGTCAACGTGCACGTGCTTATAATAAAAGCCGGGCACGCCATCAGGCATGCAATGCGCAATAAGATCCGGGTCCCCTTGAAAACGGAGGCCCTTCACAATGCGTTTTTGCATCTTTGTAACTACAAAGGTCCCTGTCAGAGAACCTGACAGGGCTCGTGCTTGAAGGTAGTTCTGGACCGGTATAAACCAGTCCGCTACGAAGCTCCACGGAGTGAGCTCCCAGAGAACAGATGCCGGATCGGTTAAACCCGACAGTGCAACGCTATTCTCTTCTTCGATTATGGCAATGATTTGGCCATACGTTCTACTGATGTCAGTTTCGGGTACGAAGCCGGAATAACCGGTCACACCCGTATTGCGCCAGTAACGTGCACGATGTACCATTCGCCGGGGTTGCGACATGCGGTTTGCAAGAAATTGCGCGCCGTCATGTACATCACTCAGCAATGGTAGCCAGCCATACTGCAATTCTAGCCAGCGAGAGCTAGCCGTGTCCTCGGTCCATTCACGGACCGAAGCATGGCGACGCCTTAAATACCCCTTGTGGTCCTTTAAAAAGGCCCTCGGGGTACCGCTGACTAGTGCATTTGCCGCCTTGACCCAATGGCCAGAGCGGAAGTGCAGCATTGCAGATGCTATACGTTTAGCTCCGTCTTCAATAGTGCGCAGGGCCTCGTGCCCAGTACCTAAAAAGATACCGAGGTTGAAGCTACTTCCTGCGACTTTGTTACGAAGTTTTCCGTATAGAGCTATATCGTCATTCGCTCCCCATGTACGATCGGGGTAACCAAAGCTCCCCCACTTATCAGAAGTGGTTTGGTAGCTCGGGTAATAGCACGCTTGTGTTACTTTATTATAGCCTACATAGGCCGTATATTGAACATCAAGCGCTGACGTTATATCTGCTACGTAACTATGCTCCCCCCGCCTTGCCAAGGACCTTACGGTCCCTGGATCAGGGTGATTGGGAGGATCATCTCCGCCGGACCACTCGCGATGGTAGTAAATACCATACTTGCGGCCGTAGGCGTCGGTGAGACGTTTATCGTCGGTATAGTTACCTGTAGTCATAAGAACTACTCCTAGATAGACCCACGCTCGAGAGAGCTGCAGGCAGTTATTAATGCCTGACAGACCCC